CCTGAATCCATCAAAACCAGAAGATATTAATGATGCGATAACTTTATGCTATTTGCATATTCCAGCATTCACTAGTAATAGTAAGGATGTTAGAATATTGCCAGTAGATAATAAACGCTATACGATGAAAGATATTGGCAAATTAGAAAAGCGTATAGAAAGACTAGAGTATTATACAACTTTAAGTATTTTGGAGCAACAAGCTCTAAATATGCAAATAAAAGATGATATTGGATTTGATAGATTTAAATCTGGTTTTATTGTTGATAATTTTGAATCTCATGGTATAGGAAATGTAAAATCAGTTGATTATAAATGTTCTATTGATACACAACAATCTGTACTAAGACCAGAATCAAAAGAAAGTAATTTTTCTTTAAAAGAAATTAACACTAGAGATGATCAAAGATTTATAAATGGTTATAAAAATTCGAATAATGTAATTACACTACCATTCAAATCAATTTCTCTTTTAGGAAATAATAACGCAACAAAGAAAATAAACCCAAATCCATTTGTTGTTCTACAATATGCAGGTGATTGCCATATCACCCCATCGGTGGATCAATGGTATGATGATACTATTGCACCTTTAATTTTAAATACAAATACAGATCATTATATAGTATTTTTATCAAAATTAGATGCAAAAGAATCGTTAGCTAGTTATTATAATTCTTTTATTGTTAATTGGATAGGAACATCTAGTGACTTACTTGGTATAAATTCTTTAGCTATTTCAAATAATGAAAAAATAAATTCTGAAATTTCAGTAGCTAAAATTTCTAGTTCTTCTAATGTTAATCCACAAAATAATGAAATAGCAAAAGGAATTTCTTCGAAGACACAAAATTCTTTATCTGTTTCATCTGATATAACATTTTTCTGTAGATCTATTCCAGTTAAATTTAAACTAGAAAGATTAAAAGCAAATACAAAAATTAATGTCTTTATTGAAGGAAGAAATATTAATAGATGGGTTGTTCCAGATTCAAAATTTACAGGAATTGCTGGAAATTCATTGACAGTTTTTAATTCTGATTTAATAACTGACTATAAAGGAAGTTTGAGTGGAATTATTTTAATTCCTGCTGGTTATCCACCATTAGAAGGATCTTCTTGGACTGGTGATGTCACACAAGTACTCTATGATACTTCTGCAGAAAAAATTAATTTCACTTCTGGAGAAAAAACCATAGTATTTACTTCTGCATCTGCTTATGAAGAAAGATTCTCTTCTATTACTTTTGCTGAAACTAAATTCTATTCAACAGGAAGTATTCCAGAAAATCCTTCTTCTATCGTTTCAACTTCTCCATCATACTTTAAAGCTAATGAAGGAGTACAGTTAGTAAACCAATCAACATCACAAGAATCAAAACCAAATCCTCTAATCCAAACATTTAAAATTGAGAATTATAATGGTGGATTATTTGTTACTGGATTGGATTTATTTTTCAACAAAAAAGATTCAACTATTCCTTTAAAAACATACTTAACCAATGTAGATAAAGGGAAACCAGGAAAATATATTGTTCCTGGTTCTGAGAAAACTTTATATCCAGAAACATATTTAAAAGTTTATGTTAGCGGAATTACTAGTGATTCTGATTCTATCTTAGTGAAAAAAGGAGAACTAGTAAAAGGTAAAACCACAAATGCATCAGGACCAATTTTAAAGGTATATGATAAAAATAATTTGTTAATTGGAGATGAAAATTCAACATCATTCCAGTTATCAAGAAATCAAGTATACACATTAGTTTTAAATAACCACAACGGGAAATCATTTAAAGAAAATGAAATTTTAGAAGTTGCTTCTATCGAAGAATATAAAGTATCTAACAACAAACCTTTAATCAATCTAAATATTGCAAAAAATTCTGGTAGAGTTGTAGATTTAAAATTAAATAAAACTGGAGTTAATTACGAAAGTGCTTTAATAACTATAGAAAGTCCACAACTTCCTGGAGGAAGTACAGCAACAGCTGATGTAAAAGTTTCCGATTCAAAGATTTATGATGTTGAATTAATATTTGGTGGAAGTGGTTACACAGAAGCTCCATCAGTAATAATTAGAGGTATCGGATCTGGATCTAGTGGAGCAGAAATAGATTCAATCATTGAATTTGATAGCCCAGCAGTTATTATGGGAATATCTTCTGATAATGATGATCAAACTTCTTTGGCTTCAATACCAACCCATTTTAACTTTGACTATCCAGTTTATTTACAAAATAATACTGAATATTGTCTAGCTATAGAAACTGATTCTAATAATTATGAATTGTGGGCTTCTAGATTAGGCGAAGAAGAAATAATTTCTAAAACAACTGTAAATTCTCAACCTTCTTTAGGTTCTGTTTATAGGTCCCAAAACATTGATAATTGGACAGAAGATTTATTAGAAGATATTAAATTTAATCTATATCGTGCAGAGTTTGATATTTCAAGACCAGCAGAGTTATATTTACAAAATGAATATAATAAATTTGAAAAATTATCAGCAAATGCTTTTGAAACTAGTGTAAGATCTAGATCTAATGCTACATCAGATTTGTTTAAAAATAATAATTATATTGTTAAAGTAAATCATAGAGATCATGGATTTGAAGACCTTGGAAAATCTTACGTATTTTTCAAAAACTGTGAGGATGTTGGTGGCATATCATCAACTATTTTAAATAATAATTTATTCAAGATTTCAAATTCTGGTTTAGATTCATATAATATTGTATCAAGTTCCAAAGCTGGTTCGAATGATTTGGGCGGAGGAGCAAATGTATTTGCATCATTCAATAGAAAGTATGAAAAATTATATGCTCATGTAAATTATCTTCAATTTGAAAATACAGAAATACAAACATACGTAAAAACAACTAATATTGTTCCAGTAGATTCGGCAAGTAACATTTTTGTTTCTTACACACAATCAGATTACGAAAAAACTTTCCTTAATCAAGAGCATTATTTTACAAATCAAAAAGTAGTATGTTCTAGAATAAATGAAATATCTAATAACATTAATAATTCATTAAATTATAAGTTTATATTATCTTCAAATGTTTCTTACTTATCCCCATTAGTTGATTTGAGATCTGCCTCTGTAAAAGCAATTAACAATAGAGTAGAAAATTCTACTGGCTTTGAGAATAGATACGGAAAAAGAAATCAAATTCTTAAATTTACATCTTTATACAAACTTAATCTTGGTATTACATCAGGTCAAGATTTGATAGGTGAAGGCCAAACTATTAATGGTATTACTTCAAATGCATCAGCAAAAGTGGTTGAACTTGTATCAAATAATCAAATTTTAGTCAATTTAATATCAGCAAATAATTTTGTTCAAGGAGAATCTTTGAATTTAATTTCTTCTGATGGTGCTAACATAAATGGATTTTCTTCTATAGTATCTCAAATTACTGAAGAGGACTATAGTTTTAGTGAAGGGGCAGATTTAATTGCATACTATCCACAAAATACAAATATAAATTATTCAAATATTGTAAACGGTAATATATTACAGTGGGACTCTAAAGATAAAGAATTAGTAGTTGAAAACTCATATTATCCTATTAATGGAAATTATAATTCTCCTATTACTTCTGGAAGTTCTTATACAAGAACTTCAACAAATCAACAACAAGATATTTTTAGAGTTGGAGATGTCATTAAATCAAATGAAGGTAAGTATGTACAAATATCAGAAATGACATTCTCTCCTGGAGTTGATTACATCGATGAACTTAATGCAAATAATTCTTCATCTATTTGTAAGTATGTGACTAAAGAAGTATCATTAAATAATCCAGGTACTTCTATAACAGTAAAATTATTATGTTCTACAAAAGATGTAAACAATATTAAATTATTATATAAAACAAAAGAGTCCTCAATGCAAACTAGTTTTGAAAATACAACATGGGATTATTTTAATGAAACTGGCAATCCAGATACTAATGTGTATCCTACACAATCAAATTCAATTTCTGGATTATTTGAATCACAAGATCTATATAAAGAATACACCTTTACTGCAAAAAATTTAAATGAATTTGATTCATTTGCTGTAAAAATACTTTTAAAATCATCGGATCCTTGTTATGTACCAAAAGTACAAGATATAAGAATTGTTGCATCATACTGATATGCTTAAAGTTGTTGGGCATGAAAATTTATACAGAGATCCAAAATCTGGTGCTATAATAAATAACCAACCCATTCTTGAAAAAAATACTTTTCAAGAAAATTTTCATCAAGTAAAAGTTGAAGTTGATGTTTTAAAATCAGAACTTCAAGAAATTAAATCTTTATTGAAAATTTTAATTGATAATAAATAGTAGTAAGCATCTTTGATGTGAGTACTATTTATTTTTTTAAATTACTGCATATGGAAAATACTGCATCTGTAAAAGAAAACTTCGAAAAGCAACTTGGAGAAGTTGAAATTAAGATAAAAAATCTTGAAAAAGAACTTGAAAATCTAAAGGAATACAAATTTAAGCTTATTGGTGGTTTAGAAACTTTAATGTTGCTGGAATCTCCTCAACCTACATTTGAAGGAGCACCCTGCGAAGATAAAGAGGATTGATATTTTTAACTTCCCTTTTTAAATAAATACTTGAAAAGGGAAGTATAAATATGTCTGCTTTTGTAGCTAACATTACAATAGAACAAGGTACTGATTTTGAAACCAGTTACAATGTATTTGATCCCAATTCACAGGCTGCAGTAAATATATCTGGCTATTCTGTTCAAGCTAGAATGAAACATTCGTATTTTACAGAATCTTATATTAATTTAAATCCAATATTTGTAAATCAAATATTCGGAATTGTAAGAATAAAATTAACTGCAGAAGAAACAAAAGTAATAAGAGCAGGAAGGTATGTATATGATGTTGTATTGGTTTCTCCTGGTGGAATAAAAAAAAGAGTTGTAGAAGGAGTTGCTGAAGTTGTTCCTGGAGTAACATTATGAGTAATTATATTGCAATACCAAATTATACAAATGATGTTATAAAAACTCCATTTTATGATGCATCAGCAGTTTTAACGCCATATCAACCACAACAAACAATAAGAATTCCATTGGAGGAGAAACCAGCAATGATATTAGAAGATTTAATCAATGTAGATACTTCTATATTAGATAAAACCTCAAATAATACAACAAAAAATTACGTATTAGTTTATGATGGTGTAACTGGAAAGTATAAATTTGTAAATCCAGACAATATTCTAATAACAGCTGCTTCAGAATCGGAAACAATTAGTCCTGGACTGCCAATAGAATTTTTAGAATCAATTGATTTAGATGCTGGTACATTTTAATATAAATAGTTTTAATTAAAAATAACCGCATTAAAAATGGCAACATCTACTCTAAGAGTAAAAAGAGGTTCCCAAGCCAATATCCCTGGATTATCCTTGGGAGAACCAGCTTTTACAACGGATGAATATAATTTTTATATTGGTTCGGATGCAACAACATCTGGTAACAAAATTATTGGTTCTGCTAGATATTGGAGAAAAGAAACTAGTAATGCTGGAAGTGGAGTTAAATTAGTAGAAAAAATAGGTGGGGGTGGAAATTCTGTAACATTAGCATCGCCAGCAGAATTAGCATCTGATATTGTTTATACTTTTCCATCATCATATCCATCAACTTCAGGGGACGTTCTATCGTCAGATACTTCAGGTAATTTATCTTGGGTATCTGGCGGAAGTGGTACTGGAGGAGCCCCTAGCTTTGAAGTTTTAGATTCAACTGCTGTAGGAGATAGTTATTCAGAAACAGGATCTTTTTCTACTACATCTTCATCAACTGTAAAATTTATTTCTTCTGATGGTATAGATTTTGATATTGATGCCACAAATAAAAAGATTAAAACAGGATTAAAAAATGCTAGTGCATTTACAGATGATTACTTATTAATTTGGAATACAGGAAATTCGCAATTTGTAAATTCTAGAATTTCCCAAACTACAACTGATGTAAATATAAATGATAGCGTTATTATTGTAGAAGATTTGGCTGTAAATGGTGGTGATATTACAACCAATCAAACTACAGCATCTATTTTCAACTCTACTGCAACAACTGTTAATATTGGTGGAGCATCAACTTCTGTAAATATTGGTGCTACAACTGGAACAACAACAGTTAAAAATGATTTAACTGTAAATGGAAATTTACAGATAAAAGGTAGTACAACCTTTGTTCAAACAACTACTTTAGAAGTAGAAGATAATCTTATTGAGCTTGGTAAAGTAGATGGGGCTGTTCCTACTTCAGATAATAACACTGATTTAGGATTAGTATTTCATTACTATGATACTCAAGCAAGAAAATCTAGTGTTTTTTGGGATGAGAGTACTGGAAGATTTGTATTCGGAAGAATAGTATCAGAATCAAGTGGACAAGTATCAGTATCTGCTCCTACTGGAGCTGGAAATTTAAATAATTATGCAGTTGTAGAATTAGGAGAATTATATATTAATGACTATGCCGATACTTCAAGTGGAGTTGCAGAACCTGTAATTCAATATAAAGCATTGGGTAGTTTGTATACAGACAGTCCAGCTGGAAGATATCTACAAAATATCATAATTGATGGCGGAATTTTCTAAAATTTATAATTAAAATATGTTATGCAAGAAACTAATATAGATATAGAATTAGATTATAATATTTTATTTGGATTGTATCAAAAAAAGATTAATAATTTAACTAACCAAAATTTATTATTGGAAGCCAAATTATTAACTTGCAATTCCAAAATAGAAGAATTACAAAATAATTTAATTTCTTTATCAGAAAAGAAAGAATCTAAATCTAATTCCAAATCAAAATTACCTGAGTCTGAAGAAAATATTTAATCATTTCGTTGAAATCCTATGTCTGCAACACCTATAATCAAGTTAAGAACTACTAGTGTACCAGGAAGAATTCCATCCACTTCAGATTTGGTGTTGGGAGAACTTGGAATAAACACGCATGATGGAACAGCGTTTTTGAAAAAAAGTGATGGACAAAATGAATCTATCATTAAATTAAACCTTACAGCAGATGAAGTAAATGCATTAACTAAAATTGCAATTTTCCAAAATGGAACTTCTGTAGGTAATGCATCTACATTAAATTTTACTGGTACTGGAGTATCTTCAACAATATCTGAAAATACTGCTACCATTACAATTAATAATCCAGAATATGTTGATGTTACAGGAACAAATTTTTATCTAGTTTCGACATCATCTATACTAAATACATATAATGAAGCAATCATAGATTATTTTTCATTATCTCTTTTTAGATCTGCAAAATATTTGATACAAGTTACACAATCGAATACGAACAATCATTATTTTGGAGAAATCTTAATTTTACATAATGGTACTGAGGTTACATTAACAGAATATGGTTCTTTAAATGTTGGCAATTCTCCTGTTTCTTTTTTTGACGCTGATATAAGTGAAGGTAATGTTCGGTTGAAATTTACCCCATCAGTTTCTAATTCTAAAATAATTTTAACAAGGACTTCTTTTAAAGTATAGGAGAAAAAATAAATGGCAACAACAAGACCACTAGACATTAAATATGGCATTTCAATAGGTGGAGAAGTAATTATAGATTCTGAAAGGAATCTTTCTGTTGAAAATGCTGAAGTTAAAAATTTAAATGTTACTGGATCATTAACCAGCATAAATGCAACAAATACTCTATTAAGAGATAATAAAATTACCTTAAACTCTGGTAATGCGGTAGGACAAATTACTGCTTTTGGAACTATAACTGGAGGTAGTGGTTATACACAAGGTTCTTATAAAAATGTTCCTTTAACTGGTGGTACAGGTACTGGAGCTACAGCAGATATAACAGTTAATTCATCTGGTGTAGTTACTTCAGTAACATTGCAATTTGGTGGTTATGGGTATTTAACTACAGATAGTTTACAAGTATCTGCAGCTGATGTGGATTCAGGAACTGATGGGATAAATTTTGCAGTAGAAGTAGATACAGTAAGTACAGGAGCTTCTTCTTCCGATGCATTTATCTATGTTTCTAGAGGATCTACTGGAACTGACACAGCAATAAAATGGAATGAAAGTAGTGATAAATGGCAATTTACTAATGATGGTACAACTTATTATAATATACCAACAGCAGATACAAATACTACCTACAATACGTCAGTAGTAGATTCATCTGGAATAAAATTAAGATTATCTGGTTCCGATGCAACATCAGATGATATAACTTTTGCTGGAGCTGGATCAGTATCTGTATCAAGAACTGATGATAGTACCATTACTATAACTGGAACTGATACAAACACAACTTATAGCATTTCCGCAGAAGTTGTAAGTAATGTAGCAAGACTAAGATTAACTGATTCTAGTTCTGGCACAGATGATGTAATTTTTGTTGGTTCTGGAGCAACTACAGTTACAAGAAGTGATGCAAGTACTATCACATTTTCCAGCACAGATACTAATACCACATACACTCAAGAAGTAGTATCTGATGGTGGAATAAAATTAAGATTAGCAGGTAGTGATAGTGTAAATGATGACATAACATTCCAAGCTGGTAGCAATGTAACCATTACTACTGGTGGTACATCAAATATTACAATCGCAGCAACAAATACTGACACAACCTATGCTATTTCTGCAGAAACTTCTTTAACCACAGACGCAGCAAAATTAACTTTAACTGCTGGTGGATCTGGTTCAGGAACTGATGATGTAACTTTTGTTGGAGCAAATGGAATTGTAGTTTCGAGGACTGATGCCAATACCATCACAATTAATGGTGGTGGCGTAACAGATACAAACACAACGTACAGTATATCTGCTGTAAATGATAGTGGAGTAAAGCTTCGCTTGACAGCTGGCGGATCTGGTTCAGGAACTGATGATGTAACTTTTGTTGGTTCTGGGGGTACTTCTGTTACAGTTGCCAATGATACTATTACAATCTCTAGTGTTGCTAATACAGATACAACTTACGCAATTTCTGCAGAAAGTACAGCTGGTGGTGCTAATTTACGTTTAAGTGCTGGTGGATCTGGTTCAGGAACTGATGATGTAACTTTTGTTGGTAGTGGATTAACTAGTGTATCCCAAACAGATGCCAACACTATAACAATTTCTACAACAACGCAAACTCTATCAACAGTAACTACTGCTGGTAATTTAACTTCAAATACAATTGGAGTTGGTGAGATAAAGTTAAATAATGGAAGTAACACAACAGAAATTGGAAATATTGTAGCAAAAAGTCCATCAGCTCTTAATGCGAATACTGCAACAGCGATTGATACTTTCACTGTTTCTGGATATACAACTGCAAAATATTTAATACAGGCGATACAAAATACTACAGGAAAGCGTGAAACAACAGAAATTCTATTATTCGAAGATGGAACTACAGTTTATATGACTGAGTATGGAACAATAACAAATCAATCAAATAATGCTTCTTGGATTACTTTTGATGCTTCAAGTGATGGAACTACAGTTTCGCTAACTGCACAAGTTTCTGATGCAGCAACTAATAATGTTACTATAAAATTAATTAGACAAACTATAGTATAAAATAAATGGCAACTAAATTAAAATTTAACACAAATTTTGGTTTTGATGGAGATTCTGAAGGAACCCTTATAGTAGATGATATTAACGATAGAGTTGGTATTAAAACATATACTCCTGGGTATACATTAGATGTAGCTGGAGATATAAATTTTTCTGGATCTTTATATCAAAATGGAGTTGCCTTTTCTGGTGGCGGTGGCGGAGGAGGAGGCTCTGGAACATTTGATACTGGTATTACAGGATCAATTTATGTTCCAGTAACTTCTGGTATCGGCACAAATCAAACCACAACGAATGATATTTTACAGGGTCCAGGAATTTCATATACATTTCCATCAACTGCAGGAAAAGAATATATTATAGAATCTATTCACATTGTAAATATATTCTCGAATGAATTGTATTTTGTAGCTAGGCATGATTTTAATGGTGGCTCAAATGTTCCTTTAGCTCAAAGAGTTATTATTCCATATCAAGGTGCATTACAATTCTTAGAGCAACCAATTATTGCAAATCCATCAGATACATTAAGATTTCAGGCACTTTCAAATACTAGTTCAACAGCAACAGGTATTGATGGTGGTTTAGACGCATGGATCATATACTCAGAAAAAACTGATACTAATTATATTGGTACAGGTAAAGTCGTAAGCACTGCAGCAGGAACTGAAATATTTCAGGCATCTACAAATCCAGCAATGCTTCAATCTATTAGACTTTGCAATTATAGTTTAAATATTGACATTGATGTTTCTATTTCAATTTATCGAGGATCTTTAGCGACAGGAGTAAGATTAGGATATTTAGCTTATAATCTTACGATTCCGAAAAATAGTGTGGTTGAAATATTACAAAAACCTGCGTATCTATCTGCAAGTGATTCCATAGTTGCTGCGGCATCATCTGCAAGTGTTTTATCAGTCACTTTATCTGGTAAATATATAGTATAGACGAATTGATATTTTATGTCTTTGCTAATTGCTTTGCCTTGTTACGGTGGAATCGTAAGTGATAAAACTGCTAAAGGATTATTTAATCTTGGAAAAGAACTAAGAACTGCGGGTATAGATCATGGTTTACTTACAATAGCAAACGAAAGTTTGATTACTCAAGGGCGTTCTAAGATGGCCAATTTTTTTATGAATAATACTGAATACGAAAGAATTTTTTTTATTGATTCTGATATTGGTTTTACTTCGGAAGATGTTTTTAATCTTTTGAAGCATGATAAAGATATTGTTTGTGGAGCATATCCAATGAAGAGTATTCCATTGAGATATAATTATAACATATCAAAACCAGAAATTTCTGAAAATGAATTAATAAAAATTGAAAATGTTGGGTTTGGTTTTGCAATGATTAAAAGAAAAGTATTTGAAGATATTGTAACAAGTTATGGTGAAGAATTAAAGTATTATCCACCATCAAACAATAGTAATTATCCACCAACAGAAAAAGAATATAATAATTCATATCATTATTTTCTAGAACTTAAGAAAGATATGAATTATCTACCAGAAGATTTTTCGTTTTTTGAAAGGGCAAAAAATGTTGGATACTCTGCTTGGTTAAATACTAATATTAGACTTGCCCATGTAGGGTCTCATGTTTTTCAAGAAGGATAACTAAATGGCATTTGGAGTCTTTGGATTACGCAAAATTTATCTAAAACAGGTTAAGAATATAACTGACAACAACTTTGCAAGTTGGCCAGAAACTGCTTCTTATGGATATTATGGAGGAGGATATGTAGGTCCTCCTGGAGTAACTAATTCTATTGTGAGATATGATTTTAGTAACGAAAATTTTAGTTTTCCTGGAAAAAATTTATCTGCAGCAAAATCAAGAGGTGCATCTGCATATAGTAGTCTTTATGGTTATTTTTATTCTGGATCTCCTGGAAGTGGTGGAGTTAGTAACATTGAAAGATTAGATTTTTCTACAGAAAATATAAGTGCTTCAACAAATAATGCACCATTTGGTTCAAGAATTTTTTCTGGTGTTTCAACTAATTATTATGCATATTTTGCTGGAGGATTTACTCCTGGCACCACTAGTAAAATTACAAGATTGGATTTTTCCAATGAAATAGTAAGTGAACCAGGGAATAATCTACCTGTAGCTTCTACTACTACTTCAGTATTTAGTGATTTTTATGGATATTTTTCTCTTGGGCGTTCATTTAGTACAATTGCAAGGATTGATTTTTCGAATGAAACTGTAAGTAATCCTGGAAAAAATTTTCCAAGTCCTAAAGATTCTTGTCCTGGAACTGCTAGTAAAGAAAATGGTTATTTTGGGGGTGGATATACAAGTCCTCCAGCAACATCATACAATTCTATCACTAAATTAAATTTTTCATCAGAAACTATAAGTACTATTCCTGCTGCATTATCGACACTTAGAGCAAATTCTGAAACAGTTAATAATAGTTCTTATGGTTATTTTACCGCAGGATTTATATCTCCACCATTTAGTTATGTATCTAATGTAAGTAGACTTGATTTTTCGACAGAACTTACAGCATCACCAGGAAGAAATTATCCTTCTAATAATAATGGGTTGTATGGTTTTTCTGGTGGAGCATCAGTTTCTAAACAAGTTAAAACTTATGGAGCTGGATATGTTGGTGGCGGAGCCTTGGGTCCTGTTCCTGGAAGTTCTAGTACAATTACAAGACTTGATTTTTCTAATGAAACTGCAAGTAATCCTGGAAAAAATTTACCAACCGCATATAATGCACAAGCAGCAACAGCAAGTGTTCATTACGGATATTTTTGTGGTGGTTATTCCCCTATAACACAAAGTGTTGTTATAAGACTTGATTTTTCTACTGAAAATGTAAGTTTACCTGGAAAGAATCTACCAACACAACAATATAGATTCGCAGCATTCTCAAGTAATTCTTATGGATATTTTGGTGGAGGTTATGCTGGAGCACCTTTTTATATTCAAAATACAATATCAAGACTCGATTTTTCAAATGAAATTGTAAGTAATCCTGGAAAAACATTAATAGAAAGAAGAGGTTCCCATGCAGCGATTGCTAGTAATTCTTATGGTTATTTTGGGGGTGGAGTAGATCCAAATTTTAGTTGTAAAATTACAAGACTTGATTTTTCTAATGAAACTATAAGTAATCCTGGAAATAATTTAGCATATGCAGCCACAGATTGTGGATCTGTTCAAACTAATTTTTATGGCTATTTTTCTGGTGGTAGAAATCCAGTAGTTAGTACAGTTTCAAGACTTGATTTTTCAAATGACACTATAAGTCAACCAGGAAAAAATCTTCCCACAATAAGATTATATCATAGTGGAAATTTGTCTAATAATCAAAATGGTTATTTTATTGGTGGTAATACTGGAAATTCTCCAGTTACTGCTTATTCTTCATTTGCTAGAATAGATTTTTCTAGCGAAACCGTAACTAATATGACTACTGGTAGTTTACCAAGTACAAGACTTTGGGCCGCAGCAGTATCAAATTCAAATTAAATTATGAAAAAATTTCACTTTATGTCTGGTCTTCCAAGATCAGGTTCGACTCTATTAACAGCACTACTCAATCAAAATCCAGAAATACACGCATCTACTAATTCTCCACTTTTGGATACAATACATTATACCGAAGAATATCTTTTATATAATTCAGAACAATATAAAGCACACCCTAAACAAGAATGTGCTCACAAGGTTCTGTCTTCTATTCCAGAAAATTATTACTTCAATACTTCACAAAATATTATTATTGACAAATCAAGAGGTTGGGTTAATCAAATAGAACATATTCAAGATTACATTACATCACAACCAAAGATTATTTGTCCAGTAAGAGATATTCAAGATATCATATCTTCATTTCTAAATCTTATTTACCATTCTAAGAAAACATCATTCATTGATGAGGCACTAATCAAAAATGGTATAGAAATCACTAATGATAATCGTACTGATTACTTAATGTCTCCCCAAGGTATTATTGGAATGTCATATCATGCACTTTCGGAAGCATTTCGTAAAGGTAACAATAAGTATTTGTTGTTAGTTGAGTATGATGATTTAGTAAATAACCCGCAACAAGAATTGAATAAAATTTATGATTTTTTAGAACTTCCAAGATTTACACATACTTTTGAAAATATAAAACCAAAGTTTGATGAAAATGATGAAGTTTATAAGTTAGAAAATATGCATATAGTAAGGCATAAAGTAGAAAAAATACATCGTGACAATTCAAAATTCTTAAGTGATTATGTAATCCGCAAATATAGTAATATGGAGTTCTGGAAAAAAAGAACTCAAACGTATTCTATTTTTGGATTATTAAGTCTTTAAAATTTAAACTAAATAAAAACACTTACATCATTTTGATATGAAATCTGGAGCAACTGAAAGTTCTTTTTATTATCTAAATCAATATTATTCATTTCCAAATAATATTGAAGTTTCAAGAAGTATAGAAATTTTAGCACAATCAAATAAGCAATATAAAATACTGTGGGCACATGATAATTGTGACCAACCACAACTTTTAAGACTTCCAGAACTTGTATCACAGATTGATTTAATTGTCTGTGTATCAAACTGGGAAGCAGAACAATATATTAAATATAACCGAGCACCAGCAGATAAGATTGTAGTCATTCCAAATGGTGTTGCAGATATTTTTTGTCCCAAAACACCAAAATCAAAAACAGCAATTTATTTTTCTGGACCACATAAAGGTATCACACCGCTTCCAAAAATTTGGAAACAAGTTATTAAAAATCATCCAGATGCAAAATTAAAAGTATTTTCTTCTCATAATCTTTATGGTGAACAATATGAACAGCATTTTAAAATACCAGAACATTTAGAAGCAATTGAAGAACTTAAGTCTCTTCCTGGAGTAGAATATTCTCCATGTATTGATCGAGAACAACTTCTTCCTCATATTCAGGATGCAGCATTCTTCGTTCATCCTAACGTCTGGGAAGAAACTTTTTGTGTATCTATGGCAGAAGCAATGGTATGTGGTTGCTATCCAATCACAAGTGATATAGGAGCACTGAAAGAAATTTCATTCAATCGTGGTAAATATATTCCCATGGATGGAAAGAATACTCCAGTTGGTTGGGAAACATCTTCAAAGTTTGTGGATGAATTCTCACAAGAACTATCAAGATGTTTTGAGTTTTTTGATAAAGAACCACAAACATTTTATGCTGCAACAAAAGAACTTTCACAAGTTTCAAAAGATACTTATGATTGGAAAAAAATTGCAGTTATTTGGGAAAAATTGATACAAAATTTTTTAAAAGAAGAACGACCAAAATATTATTGTATGGTACACATGAAGTGTTCGGAAAAATATACGCATCTTGCATTAGATACATTTTTCAGAAATAGTATTTTTGAAAAACAAGATAAGTTTTTCTTGATTGATAATGACAAATCATTTACCAAAAACTATGAGAATATTACAGTAATCTCAAACGCATCTTCAAAATCTTTTGCAGAGAATATGAATTTCATTCTTAAGCAAGCAATTATAGATGGTGTTGATTTTGTTGGATTAAATAATGATATTGCTTTCACAAAAAACTGGAATCAAAATTTAGGTGATTTAAACTCAATTTCAATTCCATTATGTAATCAACATTTATATGGTAATTGGATAAAAAGTGAAATGGAACTTGAAGAATTTATTGGTAAAGAAGAATCACTCAATCAAATTGCTTCACAAATTATATCACATCCACAAAATCTAGCACCAAATTTAATTAAAGCATTCTATTGTTTTTATATTCCTCATGAAGTTAGTTCGAAGATTGGATTATTTGATGAAGAATTTGGGAAAGGTGGGGGAGAAGATATTGATTATAGTTTAAGAGCAGAACAACTTGGCATTGAAACGAAGTTCAATGCTAACTCTTACTTACTTCATTTTTCCCATAGAACTTTGGATAATGAGACTAAAGAAGAAAAAGATTCGAGAACAGAACAATTATATTTGCATTTTTGTAAAAAATGGGGTAAAGAAATTGCTGATAGAAGATTGTCTCTTGCGGTTACACAACGGTTCTCATCATAAATAAAAATAACATTATTGAATAAATTAAATAAGTATGTCTAACAATTATGAAGCAATTGCATTGGCGACATCTAAGGAAGTCTTAGATGATAGTAATGAATTTATGATTAAAGTTCTTCAAGAGGCAACTCGTTGGGAAGAAAGTGAAACAGAATTAGCCCAAGGTCGTTCAGATTTCCAGATTGAAAAGTTTATTATTCATGATAATTTTACAATTCCATCAGCATTTAAAGCAGCACTCATTAACCGTAGAAGTGTAGCAGAAGGTCTTTTACAACAAGTTATTGAAGCAAAAAGAGCAGCAAGAGAGTTTCATTATAAGTGGGATGGGAAAGATAAGACTCAACCAATTTGGTGGAAAACCCGTGAAGGAGGTGAAGAACTTGCTTGGTATGATATTGATGAGTTTCATTTTCATCGTATGCTTGAGGGATTAAATCGTGGATTTAAGGCAGCAGTAGAAGAACTTGAGTGCTTTGATAAACTAATCAATCGGTTGATTCAATTAAATGATGGAAAATTGGTTTCTAGAGAACAATATAATGAAGACCAACCAAATTACTGGGAGCGTAGGCTTGCTAATCAATCGTTAGATGATTTACTTTCTGCAAGAACTGGTGTAAATGCTGGTAATATTCGTTCCATGCGACGAGCAAGTGCTCCTACAGTATTAACTGATGATATAAATCGTACTAAAGGTAGTTTTGGGGATCCTAGTAATCCTATGGACTTCTTGAATAGTCTTCAACAATCAGTTGCTGCTGGTATTGAAGAAATTACAGGAGTGGGCCAACAACTTCTCCGTGGTCTTGAAGAACAAGAGCAAAAGCAAATTCCCCAATCATTATTCAATCCAGATTTAAAAGTAGAGTAGAAACAAAATGCCCCAGTTTGTTGGAGATGTTTTTGGATTAAGTTCTGTTTATGAAAAACAAGTCACAAATGTAGAGAATAGAAAGTTTGATAGTTGGCCAGAAGGTGCTACTTACGGTTATTATGCTGGAGGAACAACACCAAATGCTGGTATATCTAATATAAGTCGTCTTGATTTTTTAACAGAAACAACAAGTCAGCCAGGAAAAAATATGCCTGGAGCTGCACAATTATGTGGAACAGTAGAAAATAGTTCTTATGGATATTTTGCAGGTGGGTTTAATCCAGGAGCAACATATTTTTGCACTATTATGCGACTTGATTTTTCTAGTGAAACTATAAGTCTTCCTGGAAAAAATTTTTCAAATAATAGAGCTGCAATTTCTTCTGGGGCTTCAACTAGTAGTTATGGATATTTTGGTGGAGGAGAAACATTTCCTCCATCAATTGCGATTAATACAATCACAAGAATTGATTTTTCTAGCGAAACTATAAGTAATCCAGGAAATAATTTACCAACAACAAGATACAATCCAGGAGTAGTTAAAAATTACTCATATTCTTACTTTGGAGGTGGAGGATTAACTACAATATCAAGGCTTGATTTTTCCAATGAAACTATAAATAATCCAGCAAATAATTTCCCTGCTGTACGATGGAACGCACGGGGAGTTTCTAGTTTAGCATATGGATATTTTGGTGGGGGAGGATGGACCACATATGCTAAACTTGATTTTTCTAATGAGTTAATAACTGTTCCTGGAGGTAGTCTGCCCTCATTAACATTAGAAAGTGCTTCGTCAAGTAATCAAAATGGATATTTTGCTGGAGGATTTGTTTCTGCAGCAGCTCCATACAGATCAAGTTCAATATCAAGACTCAATTTTTCAACAGAAACTGTAACAGCTTTAAGTTCTAAATTAATAAATGATGTTGAAAGATTATTTGCACTTTCTGGTGGCTCATCAATCTATAGAGTAAATGGATTCAAGACTTATGGATATTTTGTTGGTGGATCAAATCCAACATCAACTTCCACAATTGATAGAATTGATTTCACTACAGAAAGTTTTAATTTACCAGGAAATAATTTACCTACAGGAAGAAGTACTTTAAGTATGGTTGCAAGCAATTCTTATGGATACGCTGGAGGAGGTGCTTCTAATTTAGTTTTCCGACTTGATTTTTCTAATCAAACAATAAATCAACCAACAAATAATTTACCACAAATTTTTACTGGTGCTGCATCATTTTCTAGCAATAATTATGGTTATTTTGGCGGTGGATATGTATCCCCTAATATATATCAATCATCAATTAGAAGAATTGATTTTTCAAACGAGACATCAAATAATTTACAAAATAATTTACCATCAACTATAGCTTATACTACTTCAACTTCAAATCATTTATATGGATATTGGACTGGAGGAAATTTTCCACATGTTAGTACTGTAAGAAGAATTGATTTTTCCAATGAAACTATAAGTCTTCCTGGAAAAAATTTACCTTCAAATAATTCTTTTGCTGGAGGAATTTCAAATAATTCTTATGGATATTTTGGTTATGGATTCACAGGAGTAAGTAGAATTAATACTGTCACCAGACTTGATTTTTCTAGTGAAACTATAAGTAATCCTGGGAAAAATTTCCCCCAATCAAAAAATGGTATTGCAGCAAACACCAGTAGTTTTTATGGGTATTTTGCTGGTGGATATGATGGAGCATCTTTTACTGCTGTAACTTCTAGGCTTGAGTTTGCAACAGAAAATGTAAATAATATACCAGGAGTTTTACCTACTGCAAGATCTGCTGTGGCAGGAGTTTCAAACTCAAACTAAATAAAAATATATACAATATTCTATTATGAATGATATTCTTGCTAATGTTTTAATTCAGCCTAAAGTTGTAACACCAGAAGGTTTGAAGTTTTTAACTGATTATATGAGACAATCCCATAAAGAAAGAATGTCAGTTTTTGATGCAGAAAAAAGTGATGAGACAAGGCAGAGAGAATCAAAAATAGATAAGAATATTAGAGATGTGGAATGTGCCGATTTAATTCCAGTCTTTTCTCAAGTAAAAGATTTACTTGAAAATATTGTAACAAATGTTATAAATCCTTTTTATGGATTTGAAGTAAGAGATAGCGAAGATCCACAATTACTCTGTTATAGTCCAGGTGGACACTATAAACCCCATAATGATGCAGAAGGTTTGTGGACAAATCCTGATGGAACACAAGTATGGAAGAAAACAATAGACAGAGATTTATCAACTGTTCTTTTTTTAAACGATGATTTTGAGGGTGGGTATTTTTCTTTTCCAGATTTAAGAATTAAAATCAAACCAGAGCCAGGACTTCTGGTTTGTTTTCCATCATCGAGATGGTTTACGCATATGGTAGAACCAGTAATCTCTGGAAATAGATATACTCTAGTAACTTGGATGAGAGTTAAAGGATTTAAAACTAAAGATGAGATTGATAAAGAACTTTCAGACAAATATGGTGTAGAAGTTTATTAATAATTTAATAGGTCAAAACATTTTTGATTTTTATCATAAGCATATTCAGAACAAGGACCATTTTTTCTTACAAAGTGCAAAAATAATTGCATAAATCTATCATTTTTATGAGTTCTTAAAGGACTTCTCCAGTGAGGAACTTCCATTCCAAGATAAGCAAGACCACATCCAATTGGAGTTATCACTGATTGTTTATTTCCTTCCAAATCTTTTAATTTAATAGGCCATGCAGTATCACCACAAATATTCATCGTGACTGATACTTCACATGATGGCCTATCAGTATGACAATTCATCCACCCTTTATTGTGATATGTTGTGGAAAACCAATATGAAGGTATAAGTTCTTCGCCAACTAAATTTTCTAGTGTTGGTTGAATTCTTTTCATAACAAAAGCACAGGCTGGTGGTGCGTAGCAGGTTAATACATTACCTCTTTCTGGATCGAAGTGGGTTTTTAATCCTCCAAGATCTTTTAGTGCCCCACTTAAATTTTTATATTTAATTTGTATTGCTTCTTCTTTTGTAATTATATCGGGAATATAATACCACCCTTTTTTCAAAAAGTTATTCATATAATAATATTCTTCAATATTTAAATTATTACTATATATAAAAAATTTAACATTCCTATTCATAGTTAAAAAATATTTACAATACCGTATTATAAATATTTTTAATGAAATAAAACATATAGAGTAAAATGTTTTTCTGGGAGTAACTAGTGGCAAAACCATCATCAAGATTAGAATTAAAAAATTATTGTTTACGTAAATTAGGATTTCCTATTTTAGAAATTAATATTGATGAAGATCAATTAGATGATTTGGTAGATGATACTATTCAATTTTTCCAAGAACATCATTATGATGGTATAGAAAGGATGTATTTAAAGCATCAAGTTACTGCTGATGATGTAGAAAGATTCACTTCATCAAATGAAGAAAATAGTACTACTAATCCATATGGTGCTACTTGGGAAAATAGAAGAAACTTTATTGAAGTTCCCGATCATGTTATTGGTATATCAAAAGTGTTTGGGGTTTCATCCAATTGGGTTCGTAATGATTTGTTTGGTTTAAGTAATCAATATTTTTTGATGGACGTATTTTCGTTTTCATCTGGTTTTGCTTTTGGAAATTTTGATATGACAAATTATTATATGATTCGTCAGTATTTCGAAACCTTGGATATGGTTGTTAATACTGGTGCTTTAGTAGAGTATAGATTCAACAAGAGACAAGATAGATTGTTTATTGACATTGATTCAAGTAGATTAACGGAAGGAAACTATATTTTAATTGAATGTTACAGAGCTTTAAATCCAGAAGAATTTAATCAAATTTATAATGATACCTTTGTAAAAAAATATTTGACTGCATTAATAAAAAAACAATGGGGGCAAAATTTAACTAAGTATAAAAATATACAACTTCCAGGTGGCATTAGTATGAATGGAGAAGAATTATTAATGCAAGGAACTGCTGAAGTTGCAGAACTAGAATCAAAAATGCTTACAGATTATTCATTACCACCATTAGATGTAGTAGGATAAAATGCCAACCAGTCATTATTTTCCACAACGTTATGGTGGAAATAAATCAGAACAAAGATTAATACAATCTTTAGCAGATGAACAAATAAAATTATTTGGAAGTGATGTGTATTATCTTCCTAGAAAAATATTACAAGAACAAGCGTTAAACGATGTAATTTTTAGTGAGTATACAGAAAGTATAATCATAGAAATGCTATTGCAAAATGTGCAAGGTTTTGATGCAAATTCTGAATTTATTAGTAAATTTGGATTAAAAATTACAGATGAAGTAACATTTATTGTTTCTCGATATAGGTGGGAACAGGAACAGAGCAAGTTAAATCTAAACGCTCAAGGAAGACCTAATGAAGGAGATTTGATATATTTACCAATAACAAAATCTTTATATGAAATTAAATTTGTAGACAGAAGAACTCCATTTTATCAATTAGGAGAAATATTTTTTTACACTATAACAGCAGAAATTTATGAACTTGGAGATGATAATATTGATACTGGTATAAGAGAAATTGATGAAATTGAAGAAATGCTGGCTCAAGAAATGATTTTAAACTTGTATGCAGGAGGATCTTTAGACTTTTTAGTTGGGGAAAGAGTTACTGCTCAAATAAGTGGTGTCGAAGCTGTTGTTAGCGAATGGAATGTCAACACTAGAACATTAAAAGTAATTGATAGAACTGGATTATTTGGAGAAAACGAAGGTATTTCTGGACAAACTTCGGGAGCACAGTGGATAGTAGATACGTATAGTACATTTGATGATACTAATTCATTGACTGATCAAAATAAATATATAGAAGATAATGCAGATGATTTTCTTATTTTTAATGAAGAAAATCCATTTGGCGAATATGGAAATATTCCAGGGAGCTTTTAATGTTAGGACCACATTTTTATAACGAAGCAATACGAAAAACTGTAGTTTCTTTTGGAACTTTGTTTAATAATATACAAATTAACAAAAAGGATCCAACTACTGGAGATATTATCAATGTAGAAAGGGTGCCAATTACTTATGGTCCTAAGCAAAAATTTCTATATAAATTAACAGAAGAACAACAGTTAGATAGTAGAAGAATATCTCTTGTCTTACCAAGACTATATTTTGAGATGACTAATATTTCTTATGATTCTGCTAGAAAAGTTAGTCCAGTTCAAAAATATAAAAATATAGTAAATGATGAAGGAAACGAAGTAAGAGTTCAATACGTACCAGTACCATACAATATAGATTTTGAATTAGGATTAATTTCAAAATCTCAAGATGATGCTTTACAAATTATCGAACAAATTTTACCATATTTCCAACCAAATTTTAATGTCACTATAAATTTTATTCCTGAAATGGATGAAAAGAGAGATGTTTCTATAATTTTAAATGATATTAATTATGAAGATGATTGGGAAGATAGTTTCATGCAAAGAAGAAGTATTATATGGACGTTAAATTTTTCTGCAAAAAGTTATATCTATGGTCCATTTAATCAAGCAAGTATTATTAGAAAAGCAATCATATACGAAACACTTGGTGATTATAATGAAAGTAAGAGAAATGCTTCTTTTACTTACTCACCAAAAGCATTAGAAGATAAAAATAATGATAATGTAATAAATCAATTAGATGATGCATTGATAATGCCAGATGATGATTTTGGATTTAATGAATTTGTAGAATTTTTATAGTAACCAATGAATGAATTTGAAAAGAGTATGGAACAAGTTTTTGATATTGACATCACTTCTGAAGAAATTGCAGTAGTTGAACAAAAGAAAGAGGATCCTCGTAAGAAGGAAGATCCAGAAAAGGATTATGAATATACCAGAGGACAGCTCTATGACCTCATAGAGAAGGGCCAGGAGGCCGTACAAGGTGCCTTAGAGGTCGCTCAGGAGTCAGGACACCCGAGAGCCTTTGAAGTCGCTGTGAACGCCATGAAGCAGGTCTCAGACATGACCGACAAACTTATTGATCTCCAGAAGAAGATGAAGGATCTTGACGCTCCTATTAAAGGTAAAGGTCCAACCACAGTTAACAACACTATGTTTGTTGGTTCAACTGCAGATCTTCAAAAGATGATTAAAGAAATGGGCAAGGCATTGCCAGAAGATAAATAAAAATAAAAAATGTCTTACGTTAGACACGATACAGATTGTAATCCAGTTGCTACTCAACCGACATCAAATACCATAACAGTATTTGATGGCTGTGAAGGGTGGTCAGAAATTACTTATGAAGATTGGAATGGAGATTATGTTGCTAGAAATTCTGATAATACAGTAAGAACTCCTGGAGTATTTCAGGCAAGAAATGCTGATAATACTGTTAGAACTCCAGCAACATATCAACGTCACGATATTAACAATCAACCAATTAGCGATTGTCCAGCTATTGGAGAAGATGACCCAGCAAATGCAGCAGAACCTGATGCTACAGCATGGGTATTGATGGATGGTCCATTATACAATACTCCAGGAGATCCAAATTCTGGATTTGTTGGTGGCCAAAGTTGGAGAAAAATGGCTCCACTTGGATATTCTCCATACGGAAAAGAAACTTATAGTTATGGGGATGAGCAAGTGAGGTGGAATGGTGCTTATTGGGCGTATGTCAACGATACGGCTGGAAGAACTTTTGCTACTTCATATGATAATGTCCAATGGCCATGGTTAGCAACATGGAGTGATGATTTTACTGGAGCAAAAATTACATCAACATACGTGAAGACAACTAATTACCCAGCGGTTCCCTAAAAATGGCACAGTATAGTAAGCATTACGAAGATTTTCTACCACAGGAAAAAACAAATTTTGAAGTAGTTATGCTTGCCGACAACTTCGGCAATCTTACTGCTGGTACTGGTTCTACCGCTTCAGATGCTTTTGGTAGATCAAGGACTTCTAGTTTATTCACTCTCGGTGATTACAAGCACATCTACGCTGTCGATCCAAACTTTTTAGATAAGTTAGAGAATGGTGGCACTGTTACGTTCCCAGCAAATCAAGCAATGGGAACGTTAGCAACATCTTCAAACCCTGCTTCTCGTGCCGTTCACCAATCAAAATTCTACCATCATTATCAGCCAGGTAAATCCCAACTGATTTTTAGTTCCATTACTTTTGGTTATGCCCAGCAGAATGTAACCAAAAGAACTGGATACTTTGATGACAGAGATGGTATTTACTTTGAGCAAGTTGGCGGTCCTACTGCTAACGGCACAGATAATGGCACACTAAACTTTGTGATTCGTTCCTATGTTAGTGGTAGTGTTAATGAAGCGAATGTAGGAGATTATAAAAGAAGAGTTCCACAATCAGAATGGAATATTGATCCCTGTGATGGAACTGGTCCTTCCAAATTTAATATCAATACTTCAAAAACTCAACTGATTTATATGGATTTCCAGTGGCTTGGAGTTGGTAGAGTTCGTTGTGGATTTGTTCACAATGGACAAATTGTTTTGGCACACGAATATTACCACTCAAATGTACTTGACGAAGTTTATATTTCAACTCCCAATCTACCTGTAAGATGTGAGATTAAAAATACTGGTACCACATCAGGTGGTTCGATGAAGCAAGTTTGTGCCACTGTAATGTCTGAAGGTGGATATATTGAAAGTGGTATTGACTGGACAACAAACTCTGGTTCTGCTAGAACTACATCTACGACTGCTGGAACAAGATTACCTCTTTTAGCAATTCGTTTAAAAAATACTTTCCAAGGTTATCCAAATAGAATTACCGTAAGACCAAATAATATTAGCATGTATGTTTCTACTAATGATGTTTATTATGAGTTAATCAAAGTTCCTGGAGCATCTTCGTTAGCAACAACAGATGTTGGAGGTCTTGTATGGACTTCTGTTGATGATAGTAGCGGTGTTGAGTATTGTAGAAATGCTACATCATTTGCTGTTGGATCTAATTTAGATATCTTTGCTTCTGGTATTGTTGTGGCAGGAAATTCACAAAACTCATTATCCCCAGTTAATTCTGGCGAACTTACATCGGCAAAGAAAAATACTATTGTTCAAAATTTTGATTCAACTGATTCAGAAATATTTGTTGTATCGATAAGAACAATTATTTCTACTGGCAATAGCACTGCTAGTGCTGCTGCTACTCTTCAATGGAGGGAGATTTACTAAGTTAATTTTACATAACTTAAGTAACTATTGTAACAGAATGAACAGTGTATAATAAATAGTATACTGTTCATTTTTTAAACTATGGAAACTAGAACTTGTCCCAAGTGCAAAGCAACTTGGATCGATGGTCAGCATTACTGGACAGGAACAAATAAGAAAGGTAATGAAACCGAGTTAGCTTCTCTTGTGTGTGACAAGTTTGGAGATGATTCATGCATCAACCCATGCAAAGGAACTACTGATGGAAAAGGTTGGGAAAATAGATTAAATAATATGGATGCTATTGATAAAGATTTGAAGAGGACATTGAATGAGTAGTGATCAGATTTATTTGGGCAACCCGTTATTAAAAAAAGCGAATGTTGCCCATGATTGGACTAAAGAAGAAATTCAAGAATATATCAAATGCAAAGAAGATCCTGTATACTTTGCAGTCAATTATGTAAAGATTGTTTCTGTTGATGAAGGTTTGATTCCTTTTAGAATGTATGAATTCCAAAAGGAGTTAGTTCAAAAATTTCATAACAATCGATTTAATATTGCTAAGCTACCAAGACAGACAGGGAAATCAACCGTTGTGGTTTCCTATCTGCTTCACTATGCTTTGTTTAATGATAGTTCTAACATTGGTATTCTAGCAAACAAAGCTTCAACTGCTAGAGATCTACTAGGAAGATTGCAGACAGCATATGAGAATCTTCCTAAGTGGTTGCAGCAAGGTGTGATTGCGTGGAACAAAGGTTCTATGGAACTGGAGAATGGTTCCAAGATCATGGCAGCATCAACATCAGCATCTGCTGTTCGAGGAATGTCATTCAACATTATCTTCTTGGACGAATTTGCTTTCGTTCCAAATCATATTGCTGATGACTTTTTCTCATCTGTATATCCTACTATTTCATCTGGTCAAAGAACCAAAGTTATTATCATTTCCACGCCTTATGGTATGAACCACTTCTATAAGTTGTGGGTGGATGCACAGAATAAAAGAAATAATTATATTTGGACCGAGGTTCACTGGTCAGAAGTTCCAGGTAGAGATCAGAAGTGGAAAGAAGAAACAATTAAGAATACTTCTGAACGTCAGTTTACTCAGGAATTTGAATGTGAATTTTTGGGATCTGTTGACACACTTATCTCAGCATCAAAACTTAGATCACTTGTATTTGATACTCCAATCAGTTCAAATAAAGGATTGGATGTTTACGAGAAGCCAGATGAAAAATCAGAATACATTATTACTGCTGACGTTAGCAGAGGGATTGGTGGTGATTATTCTGCTTTCATTGTTTTTGATATCACAACTGTTCCATATAAAATAGTTGCAAAGTATCGTAATAATGAAATTAAACCGATGCTTTTCCCTAACGTAATTAATGACGTTGCCAGAGCATACAATAACGCATATGTTCTTTGTGAAGTTAATGATGTTGGTGATCAAGTAGCATCGATTCTTAACTATGACCTTGAGTATCCAAATGTTCTCATGTGTTCAATGCGTGGTCGTGCTGGACAGATTGTTGGACAAGGATTCTCTGGAAACAAAACTCAACTTGGTGTAAAGATGAGTATTACAGTTAAGAAGGTTGGTTGTGCTAACTTAAAACAAATTATTGAAGATGATAAGTTGTTGTTTAGAGATTACGATATCATTAATGAGCTTACCACATTTATTCAAAAAAAGCAATCCTTTGAAGCTGATGACGGATTTCATGATGACCTTGTTATGTGTCTAGTAATCTTCTCCTGGATGGCAGTTCAAGATTACTTTAAGGAAATGACGGACAATGATGTTCGCCAAAGAATCTACGAAGATCAAAAGAATCAGATTGAACAAGATATGGCACCATTTGGGTTTATTACAACAGGTCTTGAAGGTGATGAAGGTTTTGCTTCGGATGGAGCAGTTTGGTATGGAGATACACAAGAAGATGTTTCTTATATGTGGGATTATAGATGATGGATACTGATAAACTTTTTACTTTAGAGCATCTTATATTTAAAGAAAGGGAGTGTAGAGCTTGTGGAAAAGTAAAAAGTTTAATGGATGATTTTTATGTAACAAGAAAAGATAGAGGAACTATTGCATCTGCGTATTCTTATGAATGCAAAGAATGTACAATTAAAAGAGTTAAAGAATCGAGACAGAGAAAGGATAGTATAGATTTTGTATACCCAGATTGGTGATGTTCACGCTAGATTTCCCCACTCAAAGAAGTCAAAATAATAAATAATTTTAGATTACATGGATATCTAAAGAGGAGAAAAACATGGCAAGTCAAGTCTCGCCTGGAATTGTTTTAAAAGAGCGTGACCTAAGTAATGTTGTTGTTACTGGTGCTCGTCAAATTACAGCAGCTTTTGCTTCTACTTTTAAAACAGGTCCGATAGGACAAATAGTTAACGTAAATACTCAACAAGAATTTGTTAGTATTTTTGGAAAACCAACAGATTCGAATGCAGATGATTGGTTCGTTGCATCTGAATTTTTAAACTATGGTGGAAGATTAGCAATTGTTCGTGCATCTACTGGTGTTGTTAATGCTACTTCAGATGGAAGTGCTGTTTTGGTTCAAAACAAAGCTGCATGGGATGCTGGAACAGGATCTGGAGAAACCTTCGTTGCTCGTTCTGCTGGAACATGGGCAAATCAGGCTAAGGTTGTTGTAGTTGATAGAGGAGCTGATCAAACAGTAACATTGGCTTCAACTCCTTCATCTGTACCAGTAGCAGGTTCCAATGTTACATTTAATATTTCAATAAATGGAACTCCAACTGCAAAAACAGCTGAAGTTTATTCCTATAACGATACCACGAAAAAATTAGCAGTTATTTTAGATGATCCAACTTATTTAATTTCTACAACATCGACATTTGAAAATGGAGCAACTGACATTGCAGTTACTGCGGTTGAAGATTGGTATTTGAATTCTTCTGTCGGAACTACTGGCATTGCACTTTCAGAAATTGGTCCTAGACCAGGAACTTCTGCTTTTGCTCAAGCAAAAGGAATTAAATATGATGAATTGCACGTAGCAGTTATTGATACTACAGGAGAAATTACAGGAACTGCAAATACTATCGTAGAAAGATTTGCATATGTTTCTAAACTATCGGATGCAAAATCATCCGAAGGAGCATCATCTTATTACAAAGATGTAATTAATTTGTCATCTTCCTACATTTATTCTGGAATTGCTCCAACTGCTACGGTTAATCCATCTACTGCTGGAGCTGGATCTACTTGGGGAGTAGCATCAACAACTTTATCATCTGGAGCACTTTTTGCACTATGTGGCATTTCGGAATCTACCCTTTCTGGTGGAACAGATGATTACGCTTATACAACTGCAGAAATTGGATCTGCATATGATATGTTCTTAGATACAGAAGAAACTGCAATTGACTTTGTATTGATGGGAGCATCACTATCAACAGAATCTGATACTTTAGCAAAAGCGAATAAAGTTATTCAAATTGCGACTTCAAGAAAAGATTGTATTGCTTTTGTATCTCCTCATAAAGGAAATCAAGTTGGTTCTACTGGGGCTCTAACAACTACTCAGCAAAGAGATAATACTATTGCATTTTTCCGTGGCTTAACTTCAACATCATATGCTGTTTTTGATAGCGGATACAAGTACTATTATGATCGTTTCAATGACAAGTATCGTTATCTACCATGCAATGGTGATGTTGCTGGTCTTTGTGTATCAACTTCAGCTACTCTAGATGATTGGTATTCACCTGCTGGTGTAAATAGAGGATCACTAAGAAATGCTATTAAATTAGCTTATAATCCAAATAAAGCAGATAGAGATGCTTTATATCAAAATAGAATCAATCCAATTGTTTCTTTCCCTGGCTCTGGAGTAACATTGTTTGGAGATAAAACTGCTCTTGCTTCTCCTTCGGCGTTTGATAGAATTAACGTTCGTCGTCTATTCCTCAACATTGAAAAGAGAGCAGAAGGACTTGCAAAGCAAGTTCTATTTGAACAAAACGATGAAACAACTAGATCATCTTTCTCGGCTGCTTTAAATTCATACTTGAATGAAATTCAATCAAAAAGAGGTGTTACTGACTTTTTAGTTGTATGTGATGAATCAAACAATACCCCAGATGTGATTGATAGAAATGAGTTTGTTGCTGAAATTTATATCAAACCAACACGCTCCATTAACTTTGTCACCATTACCTTCACCGCAACGAAGACTGGTGTTTCATTTAGTGAAGTTGTCGGACGATAATTTTTTAAAAAACACATAACACTAAAGAGGTAAAAACAAATGGCATTACCAAGCAAAATTAGCGAATTCATTTCAAAGGTTGGTCAAGGCGTTAAGCCTAATATGTTCCAGGTGGAAATTAATTTTCCAG